CTTGCTAAAAAATGTCAAAAACAACAAGAATTTGGTTTTGATGATTTAGAAGACGAAGAAACACAATTACTAGAATAGTTTTCAACTTAACAAGACAAAAATAAATACTAGCTAAGATTTTTATTTAAATTGTAAATAAAAATGTTTATGGTTAAAGCTGGTGATGAACCTTATAAAGGAATTGAAGTTGGTTTTTGGAGGGAAAAATCTGATGCTATTGAGTGTGCTAAAAGATTTATGAAACAAACAGAAATGGAAGACCAATGGGTTGAAAAAGAAGAAGGTATTTGGATGGTAGACTGTTATTGGATTCATATTGTAGAAGTCAAAGAACAGGTTGATTTGTTTTAAATTTATTTGTTAAATTTAAAAAGTTAGACCCAGAAACCAAACAAGAGCAGTACTGTCAGGACCACCATAATTGAGTCTGATAGATCCAGGTCTTTGATAAAGTCCTTTTGAATCAGAATCCGAAATAGAAATCAATATTTTTTTACATCTAGGTATACAAATAATTGGATATTTTTCCCAATCCCCTTCATAACTAGTCACGATATCGATGAGTAAAAACTCCTTATTTTCCCAATCCGGAGTTTTTGTCATAATTGAATCTTTGGTAAGTAATCCTTGAGAAACTGTGTTAGCTATGTTTGCCTGACGCCCAACTGATCCAGGATCTTGTAAATAATTCCAGTAAAGATTTTTTATTCCATAACAAATTTCTAAATCTCTGTACATAGCACCTATCATTCGTGTTGTTATTTGTTTATCTTTTCTGTTAGAAGAAGGAGACCATACAGGGAACCAGAGAGAAATTTTACTTTCCGAAATAAAAGAAGGAATTAGTTTAGACCTGAGAGTTATTAAACTCAGAAGAATAGCATGGGACAAATTAAAAGAAGCATTCTTTTTCTTTTTAGTTCTTCCATTTTCTGTTCTGTTCTGAGGAATGTAAACAGGAATGGCTTTAGCTTCATCCACTAAGTATTTTGCCACACCAATATCGATACCAGAACTTTCAGATCCAAAAACCAAAACAGATTTACTGAAAGGTATGAAAATACTTTCTGATAAATCAAATGAAAAAGTAGATTTCATCGATTCCAAAACTTTTCTGTTAAAGTCATTCTCAATTCCCTTTCTTTCAATAGTATCTTTTTCTTCATCTTTTTTAGTAGGAGGAATCCATACAGTGGTACTATTATCTTGTAAAATACCTTTAAATTTTTTAATATCATTAGCTTTAATCTCATTGGAAATCCAATATTTCTCATCTTCAAATATAAAAATAACAGGATCCATAGTGTAATTAGTTTTTAATAAATTTATTAAAAAATCATTTTAACATCCCTTTCACATCCTGCTATAATTTCTACTTTTTGATGCAAAGATTCTGGAACTAGATCTAAAATTCTTCCATTTTTAGAGTATGCTTTTCCCCCAGCAGCTTCTATTAAAAAGGCTACAGGGAAACATTCATATAATAGTCTAAGTTTTTTTGTTGGATGTATAAAAACTCCTCCATACAATAATGTTCTATGGATGTCAGAAACCATACTCCCTATATATCTTTGGGTGTATTCTTGTTTCTTAAAATCTTCAACATACTCTATCAATTCTTTACTCCATTTATTTTTAGAACCTTCGTTGACAGAGTATATTTTTTTGCTCTCTTTTGGTATCATTACAGGAGATCTAATATTTTCTATGAATTTATTATCTTTGTAAGTAAAGCAATAACACCCTCTACCAAAAGTTAAAACTAGAACTAAAGAACTAGAATACAATAAATAACCCGAACATACTATTTCGGTTCCTTTTTTGAAAGTTTCTTCTGAAGCAGGAAAAATACAAAAAACTGTTCCTGTACCACCGCAACATTCTAAATTACTGCTTCCGTCTAACGGGTCGAAATAAACATCGTAAACTTTATTTGATATGAAGTCACTGCAGTTTATTAAATTATCGGATTCTTCCGAAGCAATTTTCGAAACTAAGTTAGTTTTTTTTAATTCTTCAACTAATATTTCATGCGAATAAATATCTATTTTTTTAGGTTTATCTCCGGAAGTATTAATACTTTCTTGGGAATCTAAATAACATCCATTTATCGGAAGAAGATTTAAATTTTTATATATTTCAATACCAGATTTTACAATAGAATTTATAATTATGGTTAATTCTGGTTTATTTTGCTCTTTCAAATATATTTCTAAACTCTTCATTTATTTTTAAAAATATGACAAATTAATTATTTATTTAAAATGCTGAAATGGTTAAATGAGGTCGACTTAAATGATAAAAATATTGCTGGCGGAAAGAATGCTTCTCTAGGCGAAATGATACAAAATATTAACAAATTAAAAATAAGGGTTCCTGACGGGTTTTTAGTCTCTACATTAGGGTACAATGAATTTTTACAACACAACGATTTGGAAAACGAGATATCTCAAATTATTGATCAGCTGGATTATGAAAATCATATTCATTTGAAAAGGTCTGGGTTGAAAATCAGAACACTTATTGAAAACGGTGAGTTTCCAGAAGAATTAGAAAAAGGAATTATTGATTATTACAGAAAATTATCTCAAAAATATAAATCCGAAATGATTGATGTAGCAGTCAGATCTTCTGCTACTGCCGAAGATCTTCCAGACGCTTCTTTTGCTGGACAACAAGAGACATTTTTAAATGTTCGAGGTGAAAGACAATTATTAGAATCTATCAAATCTTGTTTTTCTTCTTTATTTACAGATCGTGTTATTGCTTATCGTAAAAAAATAGGATATGATACTAAAAAAGTTGCTATTTCTGTCGGAATCCAAAAAATGATTCGGTCTGATTTAGGTTCAGCTGGCGTAGCTTTTAGTATTGATCCTGATTCGGGTTTTAAAGATTCTATTTTTGTCAACGGCTCTTGGGGTTTAGGAGAATCTGTGGTAGGAGGTACTATTACCCCGGACGAGTTTATTCTTTACAAAAGAGCTATCTCAAAAGGAGGAGATCCTATATTAGAGAAAAAATTAGGAGATAAACATACTAAATTAGTTTATGGGAATAATCCAAAGAAACCGGTTATTTCTGTTAAAACTAATCAAGAACAAAGAAACAGTTTCTGTATGAATGATAGCGTTTTGGAAGAGTTAGGAGAATGGGTTATTATTTTAGAAAAGTATTACTCTGAAAAATACGGAAAATATACTCCGGTTGATATCGAGTGGGCTATTGATGGTTTAGATAATAAATTATACATTGTTCAGACAAGACCAGAAACTGTAATTTCCAAAAACGAAACTAATGTTTTCAAAAAATATAATATAGATAGTAATGGATGTAAAAAATTAATTTCCGGAGTAGCTGTCGGGGAAAAAATTAGTACTGGAAAAGTTAAAATTATTTATTCGTTAGAAGATAGAGATGGAACTGAAGGAGAAGATTTTTTCCAAGAAGGTGATATTTTAGTGACAGATATAACAACACCGGATTGGGAAAATTTAATGCAGAAAGCTTCTGGAATTATTACTAACAAAGGAGGTCGTGTCTGTCATGCTTCTATTATTGCTAGAGAATTTGGAATTCCTACTATTGTCGGGACAGGTAATGCTACTGAAATTCTTAAGAATTTTCAAGATGTGACTGTTTCCTGTTGCGAAGGAGACATTGGGAATGTTTACGACGGGATTGTAAGATACAATTATGAAGAGGTTAATTTAAAAACATTACAAGATACAAGAACTAAATTAATGTTAAATGTTGCTAATCCTTCTCACGCATTTAAAAATTCTATGCTCCCTCATCAGGGTGTAGGATTATTGAGATTAGAATTCATTATAAATAATTTTGTTAAAGTTCATCCAAATGCTTTGATTGCTTTTGATAATGGAACGTTAAAAGATAACGGATTAATTAATTATATAACAGGGTTGGTCAGAGGATTTGGAAACGGAGAAGATTATTACAAAACCATGATCAGACGAGGTGTAGGTAGAATAGCTGCTGCTTTTTACCCTCATGATGTTATTGTTAGATTCTCTGATTTTAAATCCAACGAATACAAAAGCTTGAAAGGAGGAGAAATATTTGAACCAGATGAAGAGAATCCGATGATTGGTTGGAGAGGATGTAGCAGATATTATTCAAAAGATTTTGAAAAGGCATTTGGTTTTGAATGTTCTTCTATCAAATATGTCAGAGAGATAATGAATCTTGATAACGTTGTTGTCATGTTGCCTTTCTGTAGAACTGTGGAAGAAGTGATAGAAGTCCAAAATGTTATGAAACAAAATGGATTATCTAGACATGAAAATAATCTCAGAATTTATTTAATGTGTGAAATTCCTTCTAATGTAATTTTAGGAGAAGAATTCAGTAAATATGTAGATGGTTTTTCAATTGGAAGCAATGATTTAACTCAATTAACTTTAGGATTGGATAGAGACAGTGGTCTGGTTTCTCATCTTTTCAATGAAAGAAACCCAGCTGTTAAAAAAATGATTTCCATGATTATTAAGATTTGTAAACAAAAAAGAAAAAAGATTGGTATCTGTGGTCAGGCTCCGTCTGACTATCCTGATTTTGCTCAATTTTTAGTCGAAGAAGGTATTGATAGTATTTCTTTAATTCCTGACAGTTTAATTAAAACTAAAATGGAAATTAAGAAAGTAGAAGATTCTATGAACTAATTATTCTAATAAAATATTAGAATAAAGATGATTACATATTTAAATAAATTATTAATTTCTATGAATGATTCTAAATTAGTAAATCCTTTTGAAGATAATGATCTTGAACTGATATTTACAGATGAGCAGATAATAAATTTTGGAAAACACAGTTTATTATCTTGTTTTTTATTAACAGTATTACTATTTATTTATTACATTAACGATTTTGAAATTTTTCGGTTGTAATTGAGATTTTTTATACTTATGTTGGAAACGAGGGCATCCTACAAAACGAAGCCACTGAGGATGAAATCTCATAACCCTCCAAATATTGTTGAATGAACTAGAGTACATACAGATATCACACATTATAGAATCTATTTGTTTAAAAATTATTCTACTGTCCTTAAGATAGAAATTTCCTTTTTTATCATTAACATTAAGATCCCTGAAAAGTATACATTCCAATTCTATAAGTTTGATTTTCCACAAAGCAATTTTTTCCATATGAAAAAAGAAAATTTCTGTATCATATTTCTTAAGACATTCTAACCAATTGTCAAAACACCAAATACATATTTTTATTGTTAGAGAAAAACAATCACACTTAACATTTTTAGTACACTTTCTACAAGACATTATAGAATTGATATTATAAATAATATTAAATAAATCAATTCTGTATCACTGTAAAATTGATTTATTTAATATTATTTTGACAAACAAACGATGGGAGTTTTCACTTTGTTCGACTGTATATGTGGTAATCCTGTAGAAATCTTTAATCACGATATCAACGAAGAAGAATTTGAAAACAGTTATAATTGGATGAATTCTGTTAGAGTTGTTTTGAAAGACGGCAGTGTGACAGAACCAGGTACCTATGATAGTTATGGTAAAGTTATGGTAAATGATAAATTTTACAATGTTTCAGATAACAGTATTGGTTATGAAGAGCATCATGAAGGTCTTGTCATTCTAGACAAAACTTACGATATTATGATTAAAAATCCAGAATATCCAAACTTTATCAAGAATCATAACCTTTACGAAGTAATCTCAAAAAAAGGTTGGAAACATGGAATTGGAACAATGGGTAAATATATTGAATGTCAAACAGTTTGTGTTGTTTCTGAAATGAAAAAAGATCAAGTATTCTGTCCTGTTGTAGATGGTTATCCAGAATCCTACGAATTCTTAAATCCAGATATTTGTCCTGAAAATAAGGAAAGAATAGACGAGTTTATCTGTCTTCTTATTGACGATATGTTGTAATTAAAATATATATTTATGTAATATATATTACATAACTCTTGTTAAAATTTGTACGAAAATTAAGTTACTGCAAAAGTAGCTTATGATGCAAATAGTCACCTTTTTTGGTAGCTCGTGACTTTTGTCACAAAAAGTTACGACATGTTACAAATTTGTATATATATATACTTTTTGCACTTTTTGCGGACCAGAAAAAAAATTATAACATACATTATATTATCTAGATGTAACCCGGAAAAAGATTCTTTGTAGAAGATCTACTATAAATATATTTTATCGTCCTAATTAACTGGGAACAATAGGACCATTCATTGTCATACCATAA